GCAGGGCTGGCGGTCACGGTCTGCGATGCGCCGGTCGGCGTGATGGGCGGATAGATCGGGATGCTAGCGGTTCCGTCTGCCGCGCTTGATACGTCAGATGTGACGGTGAATGTCCGGAGGTAACCGAGATCCTGGTGGTTCTGTCCGTTGACGGCATTCACCAGAGGAAGCGTGAACAGATCGCCTTTCTTCAGGCGAGGTGCTGCGGCCGCAGTGAAGCCTGACACAAGCAGTGTCGAGCCCACCTGAGAGCCGCCTGCCACAATCGGTGCGCCACCGTAGGCGCCTGCTGTATGGGTCCTCGTATTCTGATCCATGCACCACTTAAATCCGCCTGTGATTCCCATGGTGCCTTTCTCGTACTGGTCTTCGATCTGATCGGCGCTTTGAAACAAGCCCTTCAATGCATCCACGATGGTGGCTTGCTGGATCGGATTTACAACGACGGCGCGTTGTCCATCGCGAGGAGCCATGTTGTCATCCAAAGCCACTCCCGCCATCAGATAGGTCAAAAGTGTATTGGGGACTGTGCCGGCCGCACCCACAACATTGGGCACCGTCTGATACAGGCCCATCATGTCGAAGTCGATCTTGTTCGCGACTACCGCGACCGCGGGCTTCAGGATGCGTTTGCTGAAGTCATCAATGCTCAATGCCAATTCGGCTGACGTGAACGTCAAGTCAACACCGAACTGCGTCGTCAGGGCGAGAGGTACTGACGTCTCGACAACATCTTCGACCGCGCACACGCGGCCCGTGCGTCCGATGTACTTCGGTGGCTTTCTGATGTTTAAAACAGATCCGATCTTGGCGCCGCTGCGGGCGAACTGGTCGCTGTACGTGGTGCTTATCTGCTTGGTAAAGCAGAGGTTGTTGGTGAGTATGCGCGCAGCTTCGCGCGTTATCATGCTCATCGTTAACAGGGTCTGGGGTATATGGCTACCACTCCTTTTGTGGTTTGCTCATCAACCGATTTCGCTGATGTGCTGGCTTAGGAGTTAACGGTTTCCCCGAGCTGCTTTGATCTGCCGTTCCCGCGCGCGGATGTAGTCGCCAAGGGGCATCTGATCCATCGGCACGGTAGAGGTCGCGCCTGCACCGTTTCCGACCGGCCGGATCGGATTAGGTGCGCGCGACACCGGCTTCACTCCGCTACTCGGAGCTGCCGTTTTTGCAGGTTCGCGCTGAAGCGAACTCAGCCTCGCCTTGAATTCGCCCAGCGCGAAGGTTGCGCCAAGATAGTCGAGACTCGCAATCCGAGCCAGCTCCTCCGGGTGCCGTGCCAGCTCATAAGCCAGCTTCGGACCAAGCGGATCGCTCGTGATTACCTGCTGCAAAACGGGTGTGAGTTGAATGTGGTCTACCGATTCGAGCACGTCCTCGAAATCGGGTGCTTCCGATTTAAATTGGCCAACACGTTGTTGCCAGCCAGTGATTCTTTCCTGATCCTGCGCGATTCGCTGTCGCTGCGCCTGCTGCGCCTGCATATCCGCAAGCCGTGCCTCGAGCTTCCAATCGGTCAGCTTGTCGAGGTACTCGTCGTAGGAATCGAACTGGTCCTGCCGGGGACGTCCGTCTTGCGCTACTGCGGGTTGTTGCGGCTGCTGCGGTGGTTGGGGTTGACGCTGCTGCTGAGCGAGTTCGTGGAAGCGGCGCGCTAAGTATTCGTTCTCGCGCACCAGGCGTTCGATCTTGCGCTGGAATCCGCCCGTGCGTTTCGGCTTGGCCGGCTCGTCGCCTTCCTTCTCTTCCTCGCCGTCGCCTTCTTCTTCGGTTTCTTCTTCGGCTTCGTCAGGTTCCGCGGGCTTGGCTGGTGCGGGCGCTTTGACTGCCTGCTCCTGCTGCTCTGGCTCTCGCTTTAGCGCGGGTGCTTCGGTTTCGATGCCGGCCGCGGCGTTGACGGCTTCCTGGCTGTCTGTGGTGCTGGATACGACTAAAGACATAGTTACGGTACTCGAGTCCTATTGCTGAATTGCTACGCTGGTGGTGTTATGCGTACTGCGAAAGTCGCTACTGAAACACTCAGGGAAGTCCTGCCCGAGTCCATGACCGAGCAGCACCGATTTGAAATGGCTGCGGCGCGTGCGCTTCTCCGGCTGGAGACTAGCGGCAAAGAGTTCACCCAGAAAGACCTGCTACACGAAGCACAACGCGAGTTCGAGGAAAGCGAAGCCCGTCTCGGTCAGCGTTAGCGCCCGAGAAACTTGGCTACCCCTTCGGAACGCTTGTAGCTCTTCACGGGTAGCCCCAAGCGCCGGTACAGATCCTGCTCGTAATGCCAGAGCCCGCTCTGGGTCTGGTTCCGCGTGAGGCCGAATTCGTCGCCCAGCACTTTGTGCTGCTGCATGAAGATCGGGCGCTCAGACTCCGGCGTAGGCACCTCGATCATTCTTCCGTTGGGGTCGAACAAACGGCCCAGCCGGCGTCCCTGACCTCGCATGTCCCATACGTCGATAGTGGAGCCGTCCTGGGGCATACCCATGAGGTCCATGAAATAACGCCCAACCTTCGGTCCAAGCACCAGAGATCCAGGCACCATATCGCCGGCTTTCCCTTCAGCCCCCGGCCGGAACCTCCGTATATCCACTACTTTCTGTGGATTCATGATGAAGTCGGCGAATCCCTGCTCTCCTAAGACATCAATCATGTCCTGGATTTTCAGGAGTTGTATCCCCGCTCCTTGCGCTGGCCACTCCTTGCCGCTCTCAGGTTGGACCATCGGAATCCTGCCATCGCCGCGGAATCCCTTATAGATTCGGGCTCCGTTGAAAGCTTCCTCCCGCGGATTTGAGTTGTTAGACATCACCGCCGAGATAGACTTCTGGAGCACGCGCCTTACTGGATCAGACTTCAACTCTGGAAACACACTCGCCAGTCCTGCATCGGCCCTCTTGGTATCAAGGCTGTACCAGTCGACTCCGGTTTCCTCTCTCGGCTTCGTTAACTGGTCTTCAAGTTCTGTCCTGCCGAGCCGCAGTAGTCGTTGTAGTTTCTGCTTCTCCGACGCACTGGCAGGGATAGTCCCCAGTCTCTTTTGCGCCTGGGTGTTGAGATAACGCGCAACGTCTTCAACCAGGAGTTTCTTCGGATCTGCGCGAGGTATGTCTACGCTTTCAGGAATATCCGCTAACTTTGTTCCCGGTCGCCAGTCCCATCGGACGGCACCCCGCTGACCGATAGCGCGAGGCGCACGCAGCAGGTCCGGTAGCGTCTGCCACGGTGCCCCCGCTGCTAAGGAGCCTGTCGCGAATCCCGCAATATCCCCGCCTAATGCCGCATAGCCTGGGTCTACGCCTTGATTGGTGAGGTACTGTTCTGTACCCGAGCCCATCAGCGAACCAGTCCCCAACGCTGCCAGCGTATTTACCGGAGCACCTGCCAAGGCACTCGGCAGTAGCGGTGACGCCGCTCGCATCCCACCGCGGACCATCTCCGACAATGCACCTGCGCGTTGCCCTCCCGTCTCCGCACGCTGTAAGCCCTCGTAGCCGCCGGCAAACTGCGTTGCACCCTCGAGCGGATCATCCAGGAAGGGGACATATCCACCCTGCATCGGCTCACCCGTCCGCGGGTTGCGTCCGAACGTCTGCGGTGCGCCGCTGAGTTCCGCTGGCAATGGCGCAGGAGCCGCAGGAGGAGGAGCATCGGACGGCCCATACGAGTACGGCAGCATCACCTTGCCGCCGGATGCGGCTAAGTGCTGCCGGATGATGTCCTCGTCCGTTCCCTCGTACTGCGGGTCTACGCCTTTAGCAGCGAGGTAGCGCAGGACTTCTTCCGGCTTGTACCCTGCCTGAAGGGCTAGCCCCAGGTTGAAGCGTGGCATTAGTCACTCTCGAAAGCTTCTAACGGAGGACGTGTCTCTTTCTTCGCGCCGATCTTCATCTGCTCCGTCGTAATCTTCGTTTCGGCGTTCAACTGCGCTATCGATTCCTGCGACTCAACTTTTTGATCGGTCTGCAACACATCGCTGTGGATCTTGCCGGCATCCCGCATGATGTCCGTCTGCGCCTTCATCTCAGCCAGCATCTGCTTCGATTCGATATCGCGCATCTGCATCCGTTCCGCGGAATCGATCTGGAGTTTCTGGGTGCGGATGATCTCAGTTGCCTGCTGCAACTGCGCCTGCAGTTCCTGGGCCTGCATCTGCATCTGCTGCATCGCGGCCTGCGCTTGCGGCGGGATCGGCGGCTCGCCTTCCTTCGGGATATCGGGCGGTCTAATGCGGTCGGCAATCGCATCGGCAGCAATCTCCTTGGCCATCGCTGCAGCGGTGCCACTCGTCACCCATCCGCCATAGTTGAACCCCACGACAGCCAACAAGGCTGCGCCGCCAATGGCACTCCACGAACCGAGCTTAATTTTTTCCCAATCCATACGACACCTTTCTGAAATTCAGGCTTAGAACACGCGGATTTAATTCTCCACAG